CCGTTGAAGGCGTACTGGATCCGGGTGTTCGACAGCACCGCCATCTCGAAGGACACCTGGATGGTCCGGCCGGTGGACACGAACCGCAGCGGGTCCAGGTACTCCGCGACGGTGATCGGGTCGGTGGTCAGCTGGTACTCGAAGGTGGACCCTTCCTTCGTGGCCCCGACCAGGGACCAGGCGGCCGGCCAGGGGTCCACGAACACGCTGCCGGTCACGACGCCGCCCGGGGTGGCGCCGGTGACGGTGCCCGCGGCCGCGGTGCTGGTGACGTTCGCGTTGGTCTTGGCGTACGTGATCGTGGTCGCGGTGACCCCGGTCACGGTCTGCGCGCCGTCGAAGACCGGGTCGGCCGGGGACAGCGCGACGGTGATCTGCTGGCCGACGATGAAGGAGTGGGACGCGAAGGTCAGCGTCGCCACGTTGGACGTCAGGGCCTTGTTCGTGACCGTGGCGGTCTGGGCGCCGGGGATCGGGGTACCCACGGGCGCGGTGTAGAGGTAACCGGCGCCGGTGGCGAACGGGGTGCTGGGAACGGTCGCTGCAGGCATGCGTGGGGTGCCCTCTCAGGCAGGCCGTCGGGCCCCGCTCCAGCGGCTGGAGCATCCCGGCGGCGGTCCGCGTCGGACCGACCCCACGCACAGAGTAGCGCCGCGCCCGCGTCAGGCAAGTGTGGACACGTGGACCTCCACTGGACCTCCGCACGTTGTGGGCGTCCCTCGACCAGGCTGGGAGCGCCTACTAGTTATGGTGGTAGGCATGACGGAGAACCTGCCTGAGCCGGACCCGCGGATCTACCCGCAGGAGCCTCCCGCGGACAAGTCGGGGCTGGTCACGGAGCCGGTCGGGGAGCCGGTCGGCGCGACCGGTGACGCCCTTGCCCGGACCGGGTCCTGGGTCGGGGGTGCGCTGGTCCTGGCGGTCCTGGGCGGCATCGTCCTGCCGCTGGTGGTCTGGGGTGCCCGGGTCCTGTGGGGACTCGCCCTCCAGTAAGTTCGCCGCTCCCCTCCCCTCTCCCCTCCTCCGGGCACGCAGTAGAGGGGAGCCCCGCGCCGGTCTGGTCGGGCAGGAGGGGCTCTCGGGGCAAACCTGCCGGCCCGCTGGCACGACGGGCGGCCCCCGGTCCGCGCGTCGTTGGGCACAGCCGGGGCTGCTGCCGCCACCTGGTGGTGATGGTGGGCCGCTTGGACCCGTTCGCCCCTCTCTGTGGGTTCGACGCGGAGCGTCGAACAAAAGCCGGGGGGCACGCCCGGGGGCCTCCCGTCCGCGCGTCTTGGACCCGTTCGCCTCTGGGTCGTCTGGGTTCGACGCGGAGCGGAGAACGAAGGCCGAGGGGCACGAAGGTGGGTCACCAGCGGCTCCGTTCAGACCCCCGACGATTCACCCGCGCTTACGCGCCCGATCCACCCCGGTGGCCCTCCGTCGCACGCGGTCACCCTCAGCGGGACCAGGCTCTCTCGATATCGCTCCGTCGAGAGTCACGGGCCTTACCCCTGGCTCGGGGGATCATTCCCGAGGGGCACCCGGGGCCGATTCCGGGACGGCGGCTGTAGCCCTGCAACGGGGGTTCAACCCGGGGATCAGCCGGGCCAGGATTTTGGGCGAGTCCACCGCTCTGTAGAGCTGGTCTCCGCGATATCCTGCAATCGCGTTTCGCGTTTCGGGCCGATACGGATTCGCAACCTAGCAGTGGCTGACCAGCAGGTGGTGCATCGCACTCCGCGTGTCACCCGCTTCCCTGATCCGGGAGCCCCCCCTCGGGGGGGTGCTAGGCGTGCCCCCGGGAAGCGCCAGGCGGCCCCGGTCAGGCCCCGGTCAGGCCCCGGTCAGGCCCCGGTCGGGCTCAGGTCAGCCGAACGGTGATGTCCACCAGGTAGGTGGCTTCCCCGTCGCCGTCCCCGGCCCAGGTCGGACCGGCCAGCTCCCCGGTCCCCCAGATCGTGATCACGTCACCCATCTTGGTCGTGACCACCACCGGGGCGTGGACGTTCCCCACGACCCGCGCCAAAGCGTTCGCGGCCCGCTGCGCCGCCCACCGGGGCCCCTGGTCGGCGCCGGACCCGACGGCCTTGACGGAGAACGACACCCGGGCCAGGTCCGACACGTCGTCCGGGTTCCGCGGAGCCAGGACCTGGACGTTGGCCCAGCAGCCCCGGGACGGGGACCGGGCCCCGAAGTGGATGCCGTTCGGCAGGGGGTTCCCGGCCCCGGTGAGCCCGGCGACGCCCTTGATCCAGGCGACCATGGCGCCCTCGACGTCCACGATGATCGGGGTGGTCACGCGCCGCTCCGGTACCGGGCCAGGACGTAGTCCAGGGCGGGCTGGAGGTGGGGCGTGGTCTTGATCGGATACCTGGAGCCGTCCCGAGCACGTCCGCGGAGACGGGGAAGTGACTGAAAGTACCCATACGGGGCGTGCCGTGGGTCGTTCGTCCGGGCCGGGGACATGACGTGGACCCGGATCTCGCGCCCGTCGGTGTCCAGGGACCAGCCGATCTCCGAGCGCAGGTACCCGGACCGGCGCCCGCCGGAGCCCCGCGGCGAGACCGGCGCCCGCCGCTTCGCCTCCTGGGTGACCTGCTCCCCGAGCCGGGCCATGAACTTCCCGACCGGCCCGGCCGGGGAACCCACCAGCACGTCGATGGCGTGCTGGTCCACGTTGATCCGGCCCCCGACGGCCATCAGCCGACCTCAGCCGGCCTCAGTCTGCGGGGCCTCGTAGAGCGGGTGGTCCGGGGTGCGCTCCACCAGCCCGTCAGCCTCCCAGCCGGGGGCGCCCGGGTGCGAGATCGGGACCAGGGCGCCCGCGGGGATGGCGAGCATCCCGTCCCAGTAGAGGTTCACCAGGGCCCGCAGGCTGTACTCCGTGCGCTGCGCGGCGACGTAGTCCGTCTCCTGCTCGGCGGTCATCGGGACCTCCGCGATGACCGACTCGGTGATCGACTCGGTGATCGACTCGGTGACGGTGGGCTCCTGCGGGTCCTGCTCGGCGGCCTTAGCCATCGTCGTTCTCCTGTCAGAGGAAGGTGGTGTCCGCGTAGGACGGGGCGGCGGGGAAGGAGTGGACCACGAACTGCTGGATGGAGTCAGTCTCCGGCTGGACGGCTCCGCCGCCGTTGGCGACGTTGAACCCGCCCGCCCGGGCGCACGCGACGTCCGCGTCTTTCCGCAGCTGCTCCAGGCGGTCGGTGTCGTTGTCCCGCTCCGGGTAGGCGATCTCGATCCAGTACGCGGCCCACAGGGACGCCGCGAGTTCCGCCAGGGGGTACGCGGCGGGGACGACGGGCATGCCGGTGCAGCCCGTGACCCAGACGCAGGCGTGCCCGATGATGGCGGACGCCTGGTCCGCGGTGGGCGTGGTGTTCGCGTTGAAGGTGAACACCATGTCGTCGTCGGTGCCGACCTGCCGGGTCCGGGTCGGGACGTGGGACGCGACGGAGGCCAGGGACGGCGACCAGGGCGGAGCGGAGGAGTCATCCACGTCCGAGGCGGCCACGGCCTGGAGGTAGATCACTTCGGTGTCGGTGACGGCGCCGGTCGCGGTGAACGTGACCTTCCACTGCCCGGCCGAGGTGATCGCGGGGAAGGCGTCGTACAGGCCGGTGGAGGGCGAGGTGAACGACAGGCTGGTGGTGGTCCCGGCCGGGTCGGTCAGGGTGGCGGCCACGGTGGCGTTGACCAGGGTCCGGTCCCGGGGGTCTCGCAGTTCGTACCGGACCAGGGGGGCGTCACCGACGTTCACGAGCGCCATCAGGGCTTCTCCGTCCTGGAGGAGCCCGACCCCGCCACGATGATAGAGCCGTACCGGCCCACGCTCCCGGATCCGGCGTCCCCGCCGCGGGTGGTCCCGCCGGTCCGGGCCACGGCCGCGGACCCGCCGCCGCCCAGCAGGGTGATCCGGCCGGAGATCTTGGCCGGGGGGCTGGTGGTGGCCCAGGCGGCGGTGGCTAGGGTCGCCCGCCCGGTCGCGGCGGTCTTCTTGACGGCCAGGCCGGTGGAGGTCAGGGCCAGGGCCGCCAGGGCGTTCGCGGTGGCCTTGCGGGACGCCAGCCCGGTCGCGGTGAGCGTGACGGGGCTGGTGACGGGGCTGGTGGTGGTGACGGTGACCCGTTTGGTCACGGTCCCGCGGGCCGCGATAGCCGCTGGAGCGGTGACGGCCGCTCTGGCGGCCTTGCGGGTGGCGGCGGTGCTGGTGGCGGCCAGGGCGGCCCGCAGGGCGGCGGTGACGCGCTTGGTCACGGTCCCGGTCGCGGCCAGGACCAGGCTGGTGGTCGCGGACACCAGCCGGGGCACGGCCCCTGACTGGAAGGCGTTCAGGGCGGCGGCGGCCCGGCCGGTGACCGGGGCGGCCTTCCGGGCCACGCTGGAGGCGCTGAGCGCCACGCTCGCGGCCTGGACGGCGGTGGCGCGTTTCGTGACCTGCCCGGCGGACGCCACGGCCGCCAGGGCGGCACGGACGGCCTGGACGCTGACCTTCCGGGTGCCGGCTTTCCCGGTGAGGGCGGCCGGGGCGGTGACGGCCGCTCTGGCGGCCTTGCGGGTGGCGGCGGTCCCGGTCAGGGCGGCGCAGGACCGGCCGGTCGTGCCGGTGGCCCGGTGGACTGCGGCCGTGGTCCCGGTCAGGGCGGCCGGGGCGGTGATGGTCGGCGTGGATCGCTTGACCACCAGGCCGGTCGCGGCGAGCGCCAGGGACGTCAGGGCGGTCACGGCCTGGGCGGGGGTCCGGGCGGCCCAGGCCCACAGGGACGTGGTGGAGGTGCCGGTGACGGGTGCCCGCTTCGCGGCGGCTCCGGTGGCTACCAGGGCGACCGGAGCAGACACCGCCGGTGTCGACCGCTTGACAACGGTCGCTTGACCTGCTAGCGCCAGAAGAGCGCGGACCTGCGGGGTCAGGCGCTTGACATAGGATGTGGTGGCTGCTACCGCCAGGTTCCCCCGGGCCGAAGACGGCGCGACCTTCCGGGACGCCGCGGACCCGCCCACCACCGCGGACGCCACCACGGCCGCAGTGGCCCGCTTCACCACCGCCACCCGCCCGCCCGCGACCAGGCTGGACCGGGCCGTCGGCGTGAGCCGCTTGACCTGCGCCGCCGTCGCGGCGACCGCCAGATACGTGACCGCGGTCACCGCCCGGGCCAGCTGCCGGGTCACCGTCGCGGACAGCGCCACCGGCGCGTTCCCGCCCGCCACCGCCCGCTTCACCGACCCCGCCGTCCCGGACAGCGCCACCACGGACAGGGACGCCACCGGCGCCCGCTTCACGCCCGCCCCGGTCCCGGACAGCGCCACCGGCGCTGTCCCGGTGCCCTTGGCGACCTTGACCGGCGTCGCGGTCGCGGCGAGCGCGACACCGGCCTGGGCGGTGACCGCGCGGGGGGGGACGACCGCCTGAACCCGCTGGAAGACGATGGTGTGGGCAGCCATCACCTGCAGGGAAGCGAACGTGGCCGTGATCGGCTCCGTCGCGGTCCCCGCGGCCCCGGCGACGCCCTGGATCGTGTTCAGGCAGATGCTGCTCGATCCGGTCGCGGTCGTGGTCAGGACCACGCCACCGGACGCCCAGGACGTCAGCGACGAGGGCCCGGGGTTCGTCAGGCCCAGCCGGGCCAGCAGCGTGATCGCCAGGTCCCCGCCGCCGGTGACCGGGGTGACCGCGGGGACCACGATGGAGGTGGCGGTGGCCTGCGCCAGACCGGCCGGCCCGGACGCCGGGGACATGTCCACCGGGCTGGTGGTGTCCGCCCCGGCGATGACGATGACGTGCCCGATCAGGGCCTGGGTCCCGGAGATCGCCAGGGTCACGGTGGCGCCCGCGTCCGCGCCGACCGCGACCTTCCAGAAGGTCCGCAGGTCGATGGCCTGGACGCCGTTGTTCGTGGAGAACGCGGCGGTGTACCCGGTGGGTGTGGTCCACGTCTGGCCGGTGGAGGTGACGGCGCCGACGACCAGGATGGTGTCCCCGGCGATGGTGGACGCCGGGACCGTCAGGTTGATGCTGGAGGCGTTCGACCCGGACACGCCACCGGAGGACACGTCCCGGATGACCAGGTCCCCGGCAGCCTTGATCGTGGTCCCGACCGGCCGGGCCGGAGGCAGGCCCAGTTGCCTCTGGCCCGCGTCCGGGCCGGTCCCGAACCTGCCGCGGACACCGGACGTGGCCGGGCCCGTTGCCCGGGTGCCGCCCCGGTCACCGCCCGGCCAGACCGGGGCCACCGGTTACTCCCGCCAGAGAACGGAGCAGGTGAACGATCCCAGGGTGGTACCGGACGCGACGGCGTTGACGACGGCCAGGCCACCAGCAGTGGTCGACGTGGCGAGCCGCAGCGGCGCGTCGGAGGGGAACGTCCAGACCCAGCCGCCACCGGCGGTGACCGCCATCGGCCCGACCTGGATCTTGTTCGCCGGCGTGACGGTGGGTGCCACGGACCACGCGGAGTCCAGGGTGCCCGCAGCGGCCGGGTCCGCGGAGTCCATGATCTGCCCGGCAAGCGTGGTGGAGGACGTCCCGTTCGCGGACGCCCGGGTCAGGTAGAACACCGGCGCGTTCGACGGAGCGGACTGCACGCCCACCACGATCTGGAAGATCTCCAGACGGGTCGCGGTGGTCGTGGACCGCAACTGGAACATCACGGTGTCCGCGGCGTTCACGCCAGCCCTGCCGGTGACCCCGGCCCCGTACAGGGACACGTCAGGTCACCTCAGCCAGGTGCTCGTCAGATCTGCCGGCCCTGGCCGCCGCAACGGCCGCCTCCTCGCCGCCCCTGGTGACGGCACCGCACAGGCACCCCGCCTGCCAGACCGCCTGCCAGACCGGTGGCTGCCCCTGGTCCAGCATGTCCGGGCCAGGCCCGCACGGCAGCAGCGCGACCAGCTCCGGGAACCCGTGGTCCACGGTCAGATACCCGTGGCGTCCAGGACCAGCGCGGACACGGCCACGGTGATCTGGCCCTGCGCGCCGAACGTCTCCGGGACCACCTTCTGGAAGTACAGGTCCCCGACCGCGGTGATGTCCACGGCCCCGCCACCGGAGGTGGTGGAGATGCTGAACACGTCCGACGTCAGGCCGGTCGCGATGACGAAGTAGATCGTGCCCTCGGTCAGGCCGGTCGGCAGGGACTCCGCGAACACGTTGTAGACGATCACCCGGTCGTTCGTGGTCAGACCGTGAGCGGTGGAGGTGATCGTGTTGTTCGTGACGCCGGTGGCGTCGACCGTGCCGAACCCCTTGACCGCGCCGTTCAGGGGCGCGTACCCGAGGTAGTTGTTCGTGTTGCCGGTCAGCGCGTTCCAGAACGACAGGAACCCGTAGGTGCCCGCCGGGACATCGAAGGTCAGGGCACCGGAGTTGGACCGCTGCCCGGCCGCGGCGGCGGCCCAGGTCACGGGCTGCCGGGCGTACGCCGGGGAGCCGCCGGTGGCCTCCACCGCGTTCGCGTTCGTCCCGGTCCCCGGGTCGGACAGGGTCATCACCCCGATGTGGGTGATGGCGTTACCGATCCCGCCCGAGAGGGCGTTGTTCAGGCTGGTGATGTTGTACGGCACCTGTGCCCTCCGGGATTCGTTGCAGCGTCAGGGTTTCCGCCACCTAGGAGGCTCCAGCCCAACCGGTCGGTTGGGGTCGGGGCGGGCCGGAGCCTCCCAGGTGGTCGGGTCTCAGGCGCCCGCGTCCGCGGGCTTCGGGCCGATCAGGCCGAGGATCAGGCAGTGGGACAGGGTCGCGTCGTCCAGGCCGTCCGGGACGTCACCGCCCGGCTCCACGACCACCCGCTCCCAGCCCTCGCCGACCCGCAGGCTGAACGCCTGCGGGACCGGGTGGGTGGACACGTACGGGACGCGCGGGGCGCCCTGCTCCGTGACCGCCACCAGACCCTCAGCTTCCGCGGCCTCACGCGCCGCCTTGGTCGCCACGGTCAGGTACCCGTGATGATGCAGGCCGAGCTCGGCTCCTGAACCACCGGGACGACGGGGCGACGGCACTGCAGCAGCCACTGGTCCTTGTTGTCCTCGCGGATCACCTTGGACTCGATGCCGTTGGCCGGGTCACCGTCGTAGCCCGGGGACTCCAGCCGCTCGTAGCCGACCGCACCGAGCATCCGGGAGTCCAGGACCAGGGCCCGGACACCGGAAGGCAGGTTCGGGCTGGCCAGGATCCGCAGACCGGCGATGGTCGGGATCTCCCCGGTCGCGGTCGGCGTGGACACCGCCTCCCGGCCCAGGCCCGCGATGAGGTTGCGGTCCGAGACCAGCAGAGCGTAGTTCGTGTCGTCCACGACCACGGTGTCCGGGTCGTAGCCCTGGTTCTGGCCCCAGACCGCGGCCTTGGCCTTGTTCAGGTCCAGCAGGATGTTCGCGGACGCGATGGTCGGCCAGGTCGCGGTCGCCGCCACGGACTGGGTGACCGCGGTGCCGATGGCGGTGAGGAAGACGCCGTCGATGGTCTTGACCATCTGGTTGACGACCTTCTGCATCGCCCGGTTCACGGCGTCCATGTTGGTCCGGCTGATCTGCTCGTCCGTGATCTGCGCGGCCTCACCCCACTTGGTGATGGACGCCAGCGTGGCGGTGCCGGTGGTCAGACCGGACTGCGGGTACTCCGAACCGGCCGGGACGGACTCCGGGAGCCGGGTCGCGTAGATCGACTCCGACACCTCGTAGAGGATGCCGCCGCCGCTGGCCTGGATCCGCTGGGACAGCAGGACGTCCGCGATGAACCGCTGCTGCGCGATGGTCCGCAGGGCCCGCTGGACCAGCCGGGGCTGCTGCAGGAACCGGGACGCGGAGTAGGTGTCCCCGGACACGGTGCCCTGAGCGGGCGGGTAGATGTACGGCATGTTCTAGCCCGTCCTCTCAGCGGAAGAACATCACGCGGACGGCGATAGCAGCGCCGGTCGCGGACGTCAGGGCGAGGCCGATCAGTTGACCGGCCGGGTCGGTGCCGTCGGTGTAGGGGGTCACGCGGCCGGTGGCCGCGGACTTCACCGGGGCGGGAGCGGTGATCGCGGCGGCCGAGATGACCTCCTGGACCCCCCCACGGTGCACGGTCACCCGGGCACCGGACGCGGCGTCGAACGCCGCGACGCCGACCACCGCGTTGGACGCGGCGGACGCGGACACGACGGTGCCGTTGCTCTGGGTACCACCGGCCGCGGAGAGCACCACCACGTCGCCGCCGGTGATCGTGCCACCGGCAGTGAACGGGACGGCCTCGCCCGGGCGGTAGATCGGGGCGTAGTCAGCCACCGCCTCAGCCCTCCGTGCGGATGCCGAGGGCGGGCGCGATGAACGTGCGCCACTCGGAGTCCAGGTCGTCGGTCGGCTCGGTGCCGACCGCGCCGGAAGCGGCGACGGTCATGGCGGTCGAGCCCGGGATCTTGGCGAGGGTCGCGGCGGTGGTGGCCGGGTCCGCGTCGTACAGGCGCTCCCAGTCCTCCCGGGCGGCCAGCAGGATCTTGCCCGCCTTCACCGCGCCGCCGATGACGGCGGCCCGGGCGGCCAGCCGCTCGGCCTCCGCCCGGTCGTTCAGGTTGTTCTGGAGGTCCGCGACCTGCTGGAGCAGGAGCGCGACCCGGGGGTCCTCCTGCATGGCCGGGGCGGGGTCCTCGGTGTCCTCGGTCTTCTCCGCGTCCTCGTCCTCCGGGCCGTTCACCTGGGCGGGCGGCTCGGCCAGGCGCGCGTCCAGCGCGGCCAGAATGGCCTCGTCGTCAGCCTCGGCGGACAGCCCGAGACGGTCACGCAGCGCGCTCGGCTCGATAGCCACTGGCTGCTCCTGGGGATCCGTGGTGATCTGCGGATCCCGACCCCGCCTGGAGGGTAGCGCACGGAACAGGGGCTGGTGCATCTTCCGGGCCGCGCGGGCCTCGACCGTGTCGGCCACCGGGGTGTAGGTGACCATCACCTCCTGGGGGTCACCGAACGTGAAGGTGCCGTTGGACTCCGTCCACGGGACCCGCCACAGGTCGTCCTCGTCGTCGCGGACGATGAGGGTGTCGGTCCAGATCTCCTTGACGTACGCCCAGTCCGAGAACATCTCCTGCGCCTTGATCCACTCCTCGGCGGCGTCGCAGAGGGCCGTGATCGACGCGGACGCGGCGACCTTGCGGGGCTCGGTCATGGTGGCCTCCGGGGCCTTGAAGGTGGCGGCCACCGCGGACGCGGCGACCCAGGTGTCCACGGCGGTGTCCACGTCGTACAGGGACGCGATGTCCGCCAGGTTCTCGATGGCGGGGGCCTGGACGCCCAGCAGCGCCAGCCCGGTCAGGACCATCGGGTACACGTTGCCGTCCGCGGTCTCCACGCCCAGGTTCGCCTCGATCGACCGGGATGGGAACGCGGACTGGATGATCTCGGCCAGCCAGGCCGGGACGCCCTCCAGGTCCCCGATCAGGACCTGCCCGTCCTCGGACAGGCGCAGGTTCACGACCCGGCCGATCGCGGGTTCCCCGTCGCCCTTGGCGTCGTTGAACCGGGGGTCGTCGTGGCCGATCTTCACCACGGCCGGTCGGAACGCCGGGTCGGACGCGGCCTGCACCGCTGATGCCAGCTGGGCCGCGGTGCAGTTCCAGGTCCCGGTGGAGGCGTGCCAGGTCCCGACCCGGCACAGCTCGACCCCGACGATCGTGGTGAGTGCCGGCACCTCACGTCCCCTTCCGGGTGGCCTTGCCGCCCTTGTTGTCGCCCAGCCGCTTGTCGCGGGGCGCGGGCTTGGACGGCTTGCCGCCCGCGTTGACGTCACTCACTCGGCACCTCCTGAGGGCCACCACTTGCCGTTGCGGATGAACCCGGCGTCCCCGCACATGCAGATCACGTCGGGCCACAAGGTCAGGCCGTCGCCGTCCTCGACCTCCCAGACGGGGCGGTCCGGCCAGCGCTCGGCGACGCCGGGCAGGTCCAGCATCAGGGACCCCCGGCACGTCATCCCGGGCTTCCCGGCGCGCGGGTGGGTCAGGTCGACCCGGACCCCGGCGACGCCGTCCTCGCCGGTGACCTGGGCGGTGTGCCCGTGGCCCAGGTCGATCGGTTCGGTGAACACGGTCACGTCCATGTCACGTCCATGTCACGTCCATACCGGTCGCTCCCCATCCCCGACCCACTCCAGGACGGTGGCGCCACCATGCCCGTGGACCTTCAGCGCGGCGTCCACGTCCGGCCAGACCACGGTGGAGGGCGTGGCCCCGAGCCACCTGATCACGCAGGTCCCGTCGGAGAACTGCACACCCTCAGCGACATGTCCAGTGCCGGACACCCCGGACACGTCCGTGATCCGGTTCAGGGTGAAGCGCTTGATCATCCGTCCACCCCGTAGTCCGCGACGATGATGCCCCGGCACCTCAGGCCACCCTCACAGTCGATGAACCCGCCCGAGGCGTACATGGCCTCCGCCTCCTCGAGGGAGGAGAACTCGTGGCCGTCCACGGCCAGGCACGGCCCGCACGTGCTCAGGTCCCGCACCTCGGACGCGAAGTACCGGGCCTCCGGCAGGGCCCGCATCGCGGTCACCCGGCCGGTGTTCATGCCGTCGTTGACCGCGGACGCCAGCTGGTCCCGGGTCCAGGCCGAGGACATGCCCTCCAGGTACGCCAGCACCGACGCCGCGACCGTCGCCGGGTCCACCGCCGAGGTCGACAGCCGCAGCGCCTCCCGGCCCGCGGCCGTCGCCAGGGACTGCCCCAGCAGCGACGCCATGACCTCGGCCCGGGCCCGGATCTTGGCCTCCGGGACCCTCAGGTCCTTGTCCAGGGTCACGCCCTGCGCCTGGGCCTCCGCGACCGCGGAGGTGAACCCCTCCTGGACGGCGTTGACCATCGCGGCCTCGATCTGGGCGGCGGCGGCCGTGGAGTCCACGCCCAGGGACGCCAGGTCGGCGACCTTCCCCGCGGCCAGCGCGGCCTCCACGGTGTCCGCCAGGTCCTGCCGCCAGGACGCCGCGACCTCAGGCCAGACCCCCATCAGGTCCTGGACCATCAGGGTCGCCTGCGCGTCCATCGCCGCCGGGTCCAGCCCGGCCTTGGCCTCCAGCGCCGTCAGTTGCCGCCGGTACGGCCAGTCCTCCGCCACCGACCCGGCCACCGACCCGGACGCGGCCTTCACCGGTGGCCTGTCTGTGTGGGGCTGGTCCTGACCCATCTGGGGGCCGGGCCGGTGGCCGGGCCGGTGGCCGGGAGCTGCCCGGGAGCGGGCGGCGCCGGGCGCGGCGTGGTCCGGGCAGGCAGGTCGAACACGTCCCGGACCCACGCCTCCAGGTCGTCGTCCATGGACAGCGCACCAGCCTGCACCAGAGTCGCCACGGTCTGCGCCAGGGCCTTCTCCGAGGCGCCGACGTCACCGACCACGATCTGCGGGACCGCGGCGTCCGGGCCCTCGTTGAACTCCACGATCTTCGCGGCCAGGGACCCGGTCGCGGTGTCGGCGATCTCCTCCGCGGCGGCCTGCAGGGCCTGCCCCAGGACGTCCAGGAACGCGGTGCCCAGCGCCCGGGAACCCGTCGCGGTGGACCCCAGGTCCAGGACCGACGTCAGGGCCTCCCGGGCCATCTGCTCGTCCAGGTACCGCAGGAACGGCATCGCGTCCGGGATGTCCCCCTCGACGCCCTTGATCCGCAGGGTGAACCCGGGCGTGGTGACGCCGCCGGTGTCCCCGACCCGGACCGCCGCCGCCGCCCGGGCAGCCTGCTGGATCTCCGCCGCGGTCGGGGTGTACCCGGCCAGCGGCTCCATGGTCGGCGTGCCAGCACCGAACCGGCGCAGCGACGTCGCGTGGACCCGCAGGGTGTCCTGCTTGAACAGCCACGACCCGAACGCCGGCCGCAGCAGGGACCGCCCGAACCAGGCAGACCCCTCCCGGTCGTGGACGTACATCAGGAGCCGGTCAGCGGCGATCTCCGGGCTGGTCACGTTCACGGCCCGGGCCTGGGAGTGGTTCTGGGAGATGCCCTGGAACTCGCCGGTGGCCTGGTCGACCCAGAGCATGGACACCGAGTGCGGCATCCGCTCCGGCAGCTCCGCCAGGTACGCGGCGTCCCCGTCGACCTCGTAGACCGGCTCGAAGATCATGTGACCGTAGGTCAGGTGGAGCAGGGCCAGCCGCAGATGATCACGCCACCGGACGCCACGCTGCCGCCGGGCCCCGGGCTTCGCGGTGGACCCCAGGATCGGCAGACCCAGGGAGTCCGCCACGACCTTGGTCATCTTCGCGGACGCACCGGCCGGGTCCACGTGCCACGGCGCGGACCGGATCGGGCCGGTGTACGCGGCCAGGACGGACGTCAACGTCGGGTCGTGCCGCATCCGGGCGAACGTCCGGACCGAGATCGGGTACTGCAGGTCAGGGACGTGCTCGATGACGTCGCCCCACCAGGAGTCGTAGAACCCGGTGTTCCCGCCCCCGAGGGTGCCGATCGGGCGGGTGGGGGCGTCCTTGGCGGGCATGACGACCTCCGGGACGTGTGATCCGTCCCGACCCCGAGGTCAGGGTAGCGCCGTCACCAGCTCAATCAGGGGAACGGCGGCCAGACGGTGGACTCACGGAACCGGATGATCAGACCCCCGGATGATCAGACCCAGGGACGCCGCGTCCAGCGGCGGCGGCCGATCCGGACCAGCCTCACCGGAACCTCAGCGCGTCCAGCGCCCGGTCAGCACCCGCGCCCAGTGACCGGGCCTCCGCCCGCAGGTCCTGGACCAGGGCCTTCCGTTCGGCCTGCCGGGCCTTCCCGTGCCACTTCTGCCGCCACCGGCGCCCGTGGCGCTCGCAGCAGTTGGGGTACACGTACACCGGTGACCGGCCAGACACCATCACGCCCGGGTGGAGGGATTCGAACCCTCACGGGGCGGGTTTGGAGTCCGCCCGGCACAGCCAACGCTCACCCGATCAATGCGGGGCTAGTCCTCTGCCCTCCACGGTCTGGGGTGGCCCCCCGGGGACCGGGCCTGGAGACCGGTCCCCGGGGAGCGCCCGTGGCGGAGACGGGATTTGAACCCGTGGCCTCTGGGTTATGAGCCCAGCGTGCTACCGAACTGCACCACTCCGCGTCGGCCGGGCCCCGAGGCGTGGGGGCCCGGC